CTTAAATCAACTTCAAAAAATCTCTAGACTTGCACATGATCCAACTAATCCTGATTCTCATGTTGATAATGTGGGTTTTGGCGGTATTACAGGTGAACTGGCACTAAAGGTTAATAAAAAATGAATATTTGCCCCAGTTGTAAAACCATGATGAAAACGACAGAATTGTATGATGTTTATCAATGCCCTGCCTGTAAACTTACAGTCACTACCGATGATATAAAAAACATTTACAATTATTGTAATGATTGCGGTGCAAGGTTAGGCAGGGTGCAACATAAAAGACGTAGGCCATCTATTTGCTATGCTTGCAGGGGTACAAAAAGAGGTAACCCAGAATTGCGAGAATTATTCAATGAATTACAATTTCAAAATAGTAAAAAAACTCCTCAGGAATTAGGTGAAGATGAAAGATTTGAAGATGATCCTAGAGCCTTGAAAGAAGTTGATAATGGAAGAGTTGTGAGAAAACCCACCCAAATATATAAGGGTGGGATAGACTACGATTAATTATCTCTCTAATACTTTTTTCATCAATTGCTCGGCTTGTTTCGCATCCCTAGCCTGCTCCAAATCAACAATGGTGTAATTAGTCTCGGCAGTAGTTGAGTGCTTGCTATGCCCCATTCTAGCCTTCCTGATGTGGTCTGGAACCTCTGAGATCATGCTAGTATTGTAATACTTTCTAAAACCACCAATGCCATAGTCAGGAACACCTGCTAAGTCACAAATCTTCTTAATGTTTTTTCTCATGGCATTCTGTTCAAAAGGCTTTTTACCATAGGCATTTGGAAATACCCAGAGATCAGAATAAGACTTTAATTTCCACTCCCTGAGGATGTTTATCAATCCTTCTGGCAGTCCAAGTGTCCTTACCCTGTAAAAGTTCTTTGTGTCCTGCATACCGCCCTTGTTATCGATAGTTCTTTGTACTGTAACAGTTCTACTATCAAAACTTATATCACCCCACTGTAGGCCTTGTAATTCGTTTGCAGACAGGCCAGTAAATGCTGAAAACATTACAAAGCATTGAAGGTAAGTTGTCTTTTCAACCTTTATCATTGAGGCAATATGATCATGAGAGTAACCGCCTCTTTCTCTTTCACCGCCTGTAATCTTATCTCTTTCCTTAGGATTGTTAGGATTGACCGCAATGTAACCCTTGTTGATGGCAAATTTCATAATCATGTTTAATGTACCAACACAATGCCTAATTAGCTTTGCAGACTTGCCAGAGTTAGCTTTTGAATCAATGAAAAGGTTTATATCACCAGTAGTGATCTTCCTGATGGATTTACCGCCAAAGTAAGGCTTTAAATGCAGGTTATAATGTCTTTGATCATTGTCAAAAGACCTTGCCCTGATGCCCTTTACAGGCCTGTTAATAGACATCTTTCTGGCATCCAATGCTTTTTCAGCAATGTCCTCAAAGTATGCATCTTCAACAACCTTTGCCTGACTTTTCAAAAATGTTTCTAATTGTTCTCTTTCTTCTTTTAATTTCTTTTTATTAGAATTAGTTACCTTCTTGAAAATCTTAGGCCAAGTACCAGTATTTTCATCCATAACTTTGTATGAAAATTGAAATGATTTAAACTTCTTGCCTCTTCTATTACCAGAGACAGAATAGATATCAGTAATTCTATATTCAGCCATTAGTCTACTCCTAAAAAGTTATTACCCCAAAATTCATTACCTATGTTGATGTAAAGATCATAGGCCTCAACAACTACATCTTTGTATTCACCACCTATTTTTTTGTGCTGTAATATTTCTTTTGGAAAAGTATGAAAGTGACCTCGTATTTCTTTTTTACAAGGATAATTAAATTCATGTTCAACTAAAATATCATATACATTTTTTTTTGATATTGGAAAATGCAGACCATAATCATGGTCGTGTCTTTTATTGTAGATGTATACTTTGTGTGCTTTTTGTAAACATTGTCTCCATGTTTTATACTTCATTAGATTGCTCCCCAAGTTCTTCAATTAATTTAATTGCTGTTTTTTTTGCTTGAGATAGTAATCTATAACAATCGCTTGATCTTCTATGTGAGCCTTGATAATCGACCCACCACAAACCATCATCATTGTAGATTTTAATTTTATCTTCATAACCCTTGATTGAATATTCACAGGGTGACCACTTTTGTCCTTGTGTAAATCCCAATCCATTATACTTCTTTTTACCAAATCCTAAAAATTTAGCTTCCTTAGATATGTAAGTTTTTATTTTGTTTGTTTTCATAAAATTGTCTCCTCAATTACAACTTATAACTAATTTAGTTATAATATGCCTATAAGTCAAGAATATATGCGAAAAAAAATGGAATAAACCTGACGACTGGTTGGTACGATGGTTGGTATAACCAAACCCTTATCAGGCTTAAAACGCAAAAAAACCCCAAAAACCGAAGTCTTTGAGGGTGATCTAAGTCATTGATTTTATTGATATAGTTGGTTGCGGGGGTAGGATTTGAACCTACGACCTTCAGGTTATGAGCCTGACTATTTTCCGCAGAACTCTGCCAATTATAAATAATGGTTGGTATAGTGGTTGGTATAATTTTTCGCACTTTCTTCTGGTTGGTATAGTGGTTGGTATACTATGGTTTTTTCAAAGTTTTTGCAACTTTTTCTCCAGACCTTCCAACGACATATCCACCAACACCTACTGTTAATAGTGTCCAAAGTTCGTCTGGCAGGGGTATCATTAACTTGCTACCAGTGGCCACTTCAATAAGCGGAAAGATTAAATAATTTACACTTACAATCAGTGTAATATTAAACATCAGGATTGGCCTCCAACTACTGGCAATCCAACTTTCAGACTTGGCCTCGGCAAGAATAATCTGACTTGCTGATGCCTCAATCTGCTTTGTGTTTTCTAATAATGCAAGCCTTACCTTGTTTTCAGCCTCTGCCTTTTTGTCAGGGTCTGGTATGGCCTCTTTGACTATGTCACCTACGATAGGTGCTAGTGCTGATATTAATCCTATCAAATTATTCTCCCTTACTTTGATAATTACTAAATCTGCCTTCTTTGACCTTAATACATCTCCATCTTATAGCTTTCCATTTTGGCATATATACAGGAACCTGTGAGCCAATCTCCAAGGCTCTTTCTTTACATTGATCGTATGTTTCATATATCACTGGGTATTCATGGTTTTCCAATGTCATACAATTCTGCGGTATCTGCATCATACAAACAGTAACAAGTACCTTATACATCCTGCCATTGACCAGTACGCATCTGTTCAGCTAGTTCATATGCCCTTTGTCCTACCTGAGATGCCCACTTTGATTCACCGCCATTTGATCCTGTAATCATCTCTTTTGATGCACCTTCATAGTCAGCATTCGACAGGCAACCAATGAATTTTTGAAATGTATTCAAACCTGCAAAACCCAGATTGAAACACATATTATCACATACAGCCTGCCTGACTTCATCTAGGCCATTGTACCAATCTGTACCACTTAACTGCTCCTGTACCTTCTTTACATCATTTGACAGCATTAATTCTGCCTCTTCTTCAGTAACCCCTACATCTTCAAGGTTTCTGCCATAGGCAATTGTGAGTTTGTTTGCACTACAATGATATGGAAAAAGTCTTTTGCCTTCATGACGTTTTAATTGATCTATAAGTTTACTCATAATTAACCTTTTAAATAATTTGCCCACCAGATAATTACAGCCACACCAATGCAAGCTACAACAACTCCAACAGTACAGTTTATTAATAAATCTCTTTTTCTGGCCTGTTCTTCCAAGGCCTTTTTGTGTTCTGCTCGAGCATGGGCAATGGTAGCTTGGAGACGTTCCCATTGACCTGCGGAGCCATAAAGAAGGAACATACTGCGTAATTCGTCTTTTAATCTTTTCTGTTCTTCTTCTTTGAAATGTTGATCTATGGCATCATCCATGATACCGCCAAATAATCTTTTCTTTTTTTTTCTTTCCTTACCAAACCCAAGTTCAGCCTCACCTCTGGCATAATTTTGGATGGCTGTCGTAGCTGATGAAAGATCACGACCCATTTCTACACATTTTTTTAAAGTTTTGTGTGCAGACACAATGAGTCCAAATGCACTGACAGGATCTATCATTTATGTAACCTAACTTATTTGGAAAGAACTTTATCTAGTTTATCTTCTAGTCTGTGTAAGGCATCCATTAGCTTTGTAATGTCATCTCTTACATCATCTTTTCTTGCATAATTATATGCAATTTCTTCTCTTGTTTTTGATAATAATATTTGTTGTCTTTTAACCTCAGAAAACATTTTGCTGAATGCCCAACCGAATGGCATTAGGATCAGTGTTATGACTGCCGACCATATGACTTGTATGTCCACCTCAGCCATTATGCGAGGTCTCCCATAACTTTTGTACAGACTTTTGTTGCATCAACTCTACCACTGTTAGCATTAAATGATGCAACATTTACTGATGAAGTTGTCATTCTTGTAGAATCATCAAATCCGATAACTATACTAGCAGTATTTCCACTAGGTAAATTATGAGAACCTGATATAGAATATGAACTATTTGCAAAAGCATTTGTGAAATTATGATTAAAAGAACCTGCTTGAAAATCTGTTGCAGAACTGTTGTTAAAGCTATCAGCAAAAGAACCTGTGCTGTAATTTAAATGACCCCAAGCCTTTGCTAACCCTTGCTGTAAACTAGTAGTAGCAGTACCCTCACCTCTAACTGTTATAGCATTAGCAGAGGTGTTACCAACTAGTGCATCTACGTTTAATGTACTCATTTATTTTCTCCTATACTAGCCATTATGCAAGGTCTCCGTGTATTGACAAAGTATTTGAATCTAAATCAGATTCACTGAAACTTGATGAAGAAGCAACATAGTTAAATGCTCTGTATCTTACTCCAAATGTTCTATAAGTTTCTACACAAGAAATGTTAGTTGCTATTACTTTACCACCTGTGGCAAAATTTGCACTGCTCATATTATTAGTGAGATTATTAAATGTTCTGCCAGTAGCTTCATCAGTAAGACTTGAGCAATTAAATGAATCGGCAAATGCAGGAGAACCATCATTTTGATTTACAAAACTCCAAGCCTTTGCCAACCCTTGTTGCAGATTAGTTGTTGTACTATTGCCTTCACCTGTAACAGATATAGACCCTGCTGTCGTTACA